TCCTCACTTGAGTTGTACTCAGTTGTTAGTATTATTCCGCACATTCTTAACTATTCTTATTAAATCGTTTACTGATTGTTGATCAAATTTGTTTTTAAATCTGGTGATGCTTATATCCGGGTATTTAGATTCTATTTCCATCATAGCAATTTCATAGGAAACTCTCTCGCTTCCAGTTTTTTCTATTGGATCCCAAACGTCTTTTTTTCTGTCTGATTTGTCAGGGTTGTCACCTTCAACATAGATAACATGGACGTCCCTTGTTAATCCTTTATCCGAAAGAAGTTTTATCTGGCTTTTTATGTTCGATAAATCGGTTCTCTTCTCGACTAGTCCCCAAGCAAAAACAGTTAGGAATCCGCGGTCTATTATGAGATCCTCTTGTATGAATCCATCCCTATTGAGTTGCATAAGCATCAGATCCTTACCGACGGCAAAAAAATGGGCGGACTTGCTTCCTCTGCTACCTATGCTAAGGGATGAAAGATAATCTGTAAAATCAAACTGGAATCTCTCTATGGAAAGAGCCTCTGATACTTTCTTGCTTAAAAAAGTCTTTCCAGAATTCCTACAACCTTCAAATATAATAATCATATCAGATTATACTAAAAGATATGATTTTGTTCTCTGGTTGGGAGGTAAATTAAATGCTCTTTACGTTATAGCATCTACTTCTATCCTCCTGTGGCATCTGAGAAAAATTAGTTGCATTCATTCTCTTGACGTGGATTTTAACACTAGGATAAACTCTAGAACCTATAAAATAGATGTTATTTCCAAAAGCACTCTTAATTGGGGAGGTACTCGTCTTAGCCATTTTGGAAAGTGATCTCCATCCTTCTAATGCATCGTCCATATCCTTGTATTGATCCAAGGTCTCCTCCTTGTTAATAATCTCAGAAGTGGATTTTACTTTCATGCTAGATCCATCAAATTCTAGCATATATCCGTTTTTTTCAGATTCGGATTTATCGCTAACTATACTATCGCCAGAGATTCTTATAGCGACATTTGCAGTAAGCACATTCTCATATACCCACTTAGCACAGCTTATAAATCTCTCGCCATCGAAACTAACAGCATTTGCAAGCATGCAAATTAAATTATTCAATACAACCATATCGGAAGCTCCTAAATCGGGATCATTTTCACCTATCTGTGACATATCCTTAATTGCTTTAGAAAACTTTTTAGATAGAAGATCAAATGATATGAAAGGTATTTCAGAATCCTTAAGAACTGGAGCAACCGCCTCGTAAATGCCAGGAAAATCCAGATCTAAATCTGCATTTTTCTTGTACAATGATTTTATAGCTGATGATCTAAAATTAGGTCTGGTCATACCAAAGGTACTCCAGTTATCCATGTAATTAGAAACAAAGTCCAAAGAATCATCGTCTGACATATTTTTAAGCTGTCTAATATTAGACCAAGCCTTCCAATTCGAAGGTGTTTTCAAACTAGTTTTCTCTGAATCTATAGCATAAGCTCCTTCCTCCCAGAAGAAATACTGATAGTCCTGATTCTCCCCGACCTCAGTTACAGCTTGATTCCAAGCGGAAATAAAGGGTCCGGAATACGAGGATCTAAAATTACCGTCCTCTCTTTTAAAATCATCCGATTCAACTTTTATTCCATAGTTCTTTCTCAGCTTTTTAGCTAAGTCATCAGAATCAAAAGCATCTTTCTCTTTCTGGGATTTATTTAGTCCGTGTGGTTTTTCTTTCTCGTCTTTTAAATAGGCTTCAAGATCCTTTGCAAAAGTCTCTTTGTCTATAACTATTTTTTCTTCAAATATGGCATCACTGTAAGTGAAAGAAGAATCAGATTCTCTAAGTGGTTTCTTTAAAGCTCTAAGATCATCTATTATCTGCTTCTTGTTCTTTTTGGAAATAAAATCTGAAACCATTATGGAATCCAAAAGAGCTTTGTCTATCTTTCCGTCTATGTTCTTATTACCCATGTTTTTCTGAATCGCTTTAATAACAGATTCAGTTTTTGGACCAAAGTTTCCTTTCTCACCTGCGCTATTCAAGGCAGAAGCTGCACTAGGAATACCCTCCGCCAAAGCAGATTGTATATGTGAGATGATTCCGGTTCCTGCAAATCTTTTATTATCGTCAGAATCACCGATCTTGATAGGAAAAACAAATTTAACAACCTCTGCCTCATTTTCTGCTATCTCCTCTCTTAGAGATTTCATCGTCTCTAGATATTGGGTCTTTGCTCTAGTCATTAGATCAAGAGCATCTGAGCACATTTCAGTTGCATCCGAGTAATATTTAGAAAGATCCGGATCGTTTTCTATCTCCGAGGAAATCCTATTCGTTGACTGAACAATAGAGGAGTAATACTCCTTCATGAATTTTTCTATGTTCTTTTCAAGATCTTCTAGATACTTTCTGTCTCTTTCACTAATACCATTACGATTGGTTTCCAAAACATCAAGCTTTTGATCCAGATCAATGAATATTCTTCTCCAGTCTTTGCCGTAACCAACCTTCTGATTGTGACTTTCTGACCCCGAGATTAAATTATAAAGAATCTTTTTTAGATTGTCTATTCTATCGCCATATCCCATGTAAATGCTCTCGTTGAGCATTTTTTTGGTCTCCTCTATCTTTTTAAGTTTAACTTTAGCAAGATTGTCTATCGATCTCTGTAGGGAATAGCAATTCTTTGAGAATTCCTGTAGGGCATCCTTGCCTTTATCCTTAGATATTTCATCTATCCTGGATAGCACATCACAGAATCTGTTTAGACATTCAAGGTACAGTGCCTTACTATCAGACAAGAGCCTGCTAGAAATGCTGCTCTCGTCAGCATAATCCTTGAGTTTAGAAGTTACTTCAGATAGAGATTTGGAATTAGCTATATCAGATAATTTTTCTCTAACGGAGTCAGGGTTTCTATCGTTGCTAGAAGCCATGTCAAAAATAATTGACTTAAAAACATCCATAGTGCTATCAACCACTCTGGATATGAAATCCAGTACCAATTTCTTACCATTGCTGGTCTTGTTAGCTGCAAGATTGGCCTCAGCTTCAAATAATTGTCTAGCTATCGGATTGTATTTATAGTATTCTTTCATTTCGCATGTTTTTTTAAGAGTATCTCTTAGCCAAAGTTATTTTAGATCTATATTCTCTTATTTTTTCAAGATATTTCTCCTTGATCTTCTTTATTCTTCTTTCGCCCTCGATTTCAAAATCCCTATCGTTCTTGCTCTTCATCTCCTCCTCTATTTTAGCTATCTCCAAATCCATGTCAACATAGAGCTTGTTTCTCTCTTCGGTACAGATCTTAAAAAGCTCTTTAGCGTCTTTTGGATCCATTCCTTTCACGTCTGAGTTGAAATCCCCCAGAGGTTTTTTAGCAATGACCTTTAGTCTATCGTCCCCGGTTTCTTTAGCATCTGATTTAAAATCTCCCTCCGCAAATTTCTTACCGTATTTTTTGGACAAAGAACTCTGCAACTTCGTTGATTTATCCTGGAATTTCTTGTATCTGTTATAGAGATCGCTAGTCATGGTATCATCACCTAAGGATTTAGCTATATCATACATTCTTTTCGCTATATCAACATCGGCCTGTGCTTTCTCTTTTTCCCAGTATTCTCTAAGTCTCTTATTGGATTTTATTATAGAATCTGCCTTCTTAAGAGCATTCTCTATCTCCACTGCTTTCTTATTCTTTATAGTGCTCAGAAGCTGTTTCTTTCTCTCTATCATTCGATTAGTAGCTTTCTCTGTAGCTGCATCTATATCACTTTGCAATTTTATTTCAAGTTGATCGATTTCAGAAACAATATCCTCCCACTCCTGAATATACCCAGTTTCAGATTTTTTCATCTGCGCTATGAGGCTGTCGATTTTTTCAACAGATCCTCCGAAGTTGCCACTGAGCCAGTTCTTAATAGAATCTAGAACGCTAGCTTCATTTAAGTTTTCCCATTGTTTAAAATTTAAAACCATAATATTATAAATTAGTAGCTGTTTCTATTTCGCTGGTAGCTTTGTCTATTTTTTCAACAGTAGCCTTGCCTGAAAATGCATTCTGTATTGATTTTCTTACAAGCGAAATTGAACTTGAGCCCGCGGTTGAAGCGGTGTTTATTTTTTTACTAAGGTCTTTCATCCTAGATTTATTTGCTAGATTCTTCTCTATTTCATCAGCAGATTTTCCCATTTCACGGTAAGCCTTAAGTAGAGATATCTTAGAATCCAACACAACAGAAATTTCTAGTGCTTCCCTGTATAATTTATCCAAGCTTTTCGAAGAGGCAGTTCCCTTTGTTATAGTCCTTTTAGCTTTTTCCAATATTCTCTCAAGATCCGCTTTAGCTCCAGCTATATCGACACCTAGTTCTTTTTTTCTATCTATGATATCCTTAGGTTTTTTATTAACTAGGCTATCCTTTCCAGAATCTGATTTGTCTGCTCCCTCTTTTGATTTGCCCTTGCCCTCTGCATCCATATTGTCTCTCTTAAACTTCTCCGCAGCTTTTTCTGCCTCTGCTTTTGCCCTTTCCATAGCAACTCTTTGCTTGGCTAATCTTTCAGAACTAGCAGATCTATTCTTAAGAACCTCGTATTTAGCCTGAGCTAATTTGTATTCGTCCTCGGCTCTACCTGTTTCCCAATATTCTCTTAATCTAGCACTCTTAGAAATTAATTTATCAAGAAGTTCATAAACTCTCTTAACATTGTTTTTATGTGATCCCTCTAGAGCACTCATCTCTGCATTTTTAGATTCCATTTGTCTAGACAATGCTGAAACTATCGATTCATTTCCCTCTTTCTTAGCCGCACCAAGCTCATCCTCTATCTTATCAAATTCATCATTAAGATCGAATTTCTGGTCTAGATACTTAATTTCAATATCTAATAGCTTCTTTCTTAGATCATCAACCATACCTGCTTTTGACAAGGACCCAAATAGAAACTTAGAAACACCCGTCTGTAGGTCAGACAATAATCCTTCTTCAACAGGAAATCCTCCCATTTGATTGATTAAATCAGTTACCTCTAATCTTTCAGAAATTTCTGCCCTTTCCAGAAGAGATTTAGATTTCTTAAATTCATTAAACTTAGCGAATCTTCCCATTTTATTAATTTAGTTCTGCTCTATATATCACCGCCCGACAATAAACTCCTAGAAGGGGGAAAAAGAAAGACCCTAAGTTTCCTTAGGGTCTTTCCTATGTTTATTCTAGATTAGACTAGGATTAAACGATTCCGCCAGCAGGCAAGTTCACGAAGAACGTGAAATACAAAGTCTCTGGTAAGAAACCAGCCTCAACTAGAGCGTATCTAGACTTAACTGCGATCTTAGGAGACATTGTACCTTCAGAGATAGTCTGAATAGATTCAGCCATCATGTAAGGCATAAATTTCAATCCTGGCTCGTCGTCACCACCTTTTCTACCAACACAAACTCTAGTGTCGCTGTAGCTCATGTTCTGATCTACGTAAACGGTCATACCAGCTAGAGAACCAACTGGGTAAAGAGTACCGTTGTTTTGAGTTAGAGTGTTTGTGAATGGAGCGAAAGTGAATTGGCTGATATCCTGCAATGCAGAAGCGATAGCAGCGTTAGTCACGATGAAGTTAGCAGGACCTCTTCTACCTTGGTTAGCAACCACGTTAGCAGCAGCTAAAATTCTAGAGTACAGTCTTCTTTGTAAAGTTGACAAGTTCTCGTAGCTTGAAGTAGATGGACCTCCAGGTACTGTCATAGCAACAACCTGATCTTGCTTGTTGATGTAATAAGCACCAGTGCTTGCGCTACCAGTAAAGGAAGAACCTCCAAGAACCAAGTTCAAGTTCAAGTTTTGATTTTGTACGTTGTTGAATTGTACGTGGTTAGACCAACCTAGTGCAAAAGCTCTAGAAAGGATGTGCTTGTTAATAGCTTGAGAAACCTCGTTAACAAGTGCATTCTCGATCATAGAGATAACGTCAATACCAAATTGCTTGTTCAAATCTTGGATTTGCTCGGTGGTTACAGAAGCAGCTACTTGGAAAGTTTCAGCTTCTACGAACTTGGTGAAGGTGCTTAGACCCATTGAGTTGTAGTAAGCAGATTCAGCTACTCCTCTCAACATTGGGTTGTAAGTCTTAGTACCATCAACATAAGGTCCTTGCCAGTTTTGGTCGTTGTTGAAACCAGCACCGGAGAAACCTTGGATGTGATCTTCAAGAGCTTTTACAAGTTGAGCTGTGTAGTTAACTGTAGTAGCACCAGTATAGAAGCTACTAGTTACTATGTTAATAGGTGTACCGTTAATGATAGATGCAACGTTGTATCCGTTTGAAATTCCCTCAATTTCGAAGATTGGGAAACCATCGATTCTTGAAAGACCAACGAATTTCAAAGTTAAAACTCCACCGTTAGTGATTGTGTAAGTTGTACCCACTGTGAATGTACCAGCAGTAGCACCCGTAGTACCTGTACCAGCTGTTGACTCATATACTGGGAATTTGATCATAGACGGTGCAGCAGAAAGTGCATCAGCAGCGCTAGCAAAGTTACCAGTAGCAGCGTTGGTTTTACCACCAGCGTATACGTAGTCTAGGTAAGACAAGATACCAGTAGGACCGGACATTGGAATAACAGGAACGATGTCAAAACCAACTGTCTTAGCAGCCACTTGGATAGCCAATGGAAGCAAAGATGGGAATTTGTCACCAGATCCTTGGTTAGCAGCGTTGTAGAAACCGAAGTTTGCTTGTGTTGTTGAACCTCCGCCGCCAACGAAGCTGCTCATACCTGGGAATGCTGGAGGTGCAACTGTACCCATACCGTTTACTACGTTAAGGGTGTTATAAGCACCAGCAGACTCGTTTAATGAATGGTAATGACAATATTTAGTCAACCATGCTTTTTTAGAAGAATCTGTAATACCGGCTTTGCTCTCAATCATGGGCGACCAGGTATCGTAGATCTCTTGTTCGTTAATTAGTTTCATAATTAAAAATTGTTTTTTTATCTGTTTGTTTGAAATCTTGACTCTAGAGATCTAGCTATCATATCCATGTAAGCATTGCTGTAACCTGGATTTTGAGCTTGATTTCCATTGTCTGATGTGTTTTCACTCTCATCTAGCTTTTGAAGTCCAATTGGAGAAACTCCTAATTGACGGGTAGACCAGAAATTTCTGATCTGATATGGTGTATCTAGCTTATAGAAGTTAGACTGAGCAACAATAGATTGCTTATGTCCTTCGTTAAGTGATTCCCATACCTGAACATATTCTGCTGGCATTTCGTCAATGAATTTCATACCTGTGTTGAACACTTTATCGTCATTCAAAGATTCGGTAAGTAGTGTTGTCGCCTTTTGTGTTTCGGCATTATATGCAGTTTTAGCTGCTTCGTTGATCTCAGTTTTTTGGGTTTGAACCTTAGCGATCAAATTGTCAATTTTGGATTCTAAATCGTCATAATTTCCAGCAAAGCCAGAAGTTTCTGAACTTAGTCTTCCGCTGTACTCGATAGACTCTTTTAGAGCTTGTGCTTGGTCTTTATTACCAAACTCGTCATTTAGTGATTCTGCGATGTATTCGGTGTAGCTAATATTTCTACTAACTTTCTCGTTTAGCTTCTCGGTAGAATCGATGTTTTTGTTTAAGCTTTCAGCTAAATACTCTGAATAAGATATTGATTTACTCAAATTCTCAGCAACATATTCGGTGTAAGAAATTCCTCTTTCTAGGTTTTCGCCCACGTACTCAGCATAAGAAATACCCTTATCTAAATTCTCTGCTATGTACTCTGAATATTGAATTCCATCATCGATATTTTCAGCTAAATATTCTGAATAGTTTATGTTCTTTTCAACGCTTTCAGCTAAGTATTCTGAATACTGAACGCTTTGATCCAATTTTTCAGCTAAATACTTAGAATACTCGATCGAGTTATCAACATTCTCAGCAACATACTCAGTGTAAGAAATACCCTTGTCTACATTTTCAGCTAAATACTTAGAATAAGAAATTGACTTATCCAAATTTTCAGCTAAATACTTGGAGTAAGAAATGGAATTATCCAGATTCTCAGCAAGATATTCACCATATTTAACTGAATTTTCTAAATTTTCCGCAAGATAATCAGAATATTTCTCTAGCTTTTGAATTCTTTCTTCAAGAATTCTGCAATATCCAGAAACATCTTCTTTAACTTCAGACTCGTCTAAAGAAACTTTTTGTTCTTTTACCGTCTCAATAGCAGATTTCATAGTATCCATTTCTTTTTTCAAGAAAATAGAATACTGATTAAGCTCATCTGCTGTTACAAATTCGTTATTCTTCTCCATAAGGGTTTTTTTGTTTTTTTCTGTGTTGTTGATCAATTTGTCGAATTCATCGTTATTTTCAACCTTATATATCTTCGTGCTAGAATTATTTTCTAATCCTAGACTTTCATTTATGCATATTAGGTCTGAAATTACCGAATCCTTACCGGTTATTTTTCTAATGTCAGTCTCTGTGAAACCAGCACCCTCATAAACTCTTTCAAGCTGAGCATTTTGAAATCCAGGATCAGCTACAAGATCATAAGTGAAAATTTTCTTTATTTCTACTCTTTTATCTGGCCCAACATTTCCTGCTGCTCTAGATGAAATAGAAATAGGAACTCCAGCATCGACTAATTTTTTAGCTATTTGTCCAGCTGGTGTATCTAATAGTCTAACCTTAATTCTGATTGTGTTGTTATTCTTATCGTAATTAAGATCCTCTATTATGTGTGAAATATTTTTTAAAGAGACGTCAAATTTCTCAGGATGATCTAGTTCACCAAGCAATCTTTTTTGCTTGATCTTATCCTTAAGATAATTAAGGTGAGGAAGATAATCCTCAGCCATATAGATTCTATTGTTATTGTTCTCCTTCTGAAAAACTGCCGCAATTCCCTCTAGAACGTAATCGTCGCTTCCAGATTTCTTAGACTCAAGAATAAAATCTTGCTTATCTAAGATAAAGACCAGATTTTCATTTATTGTTTTAGAGTATTCCATTCTTTAATTATTTCTTTCCCTATTTTGTATATATCAACTCCGTTTTAAAAAATTGCATTATTTCTTAACTTCTAGGTTACTTTGAGCGCTACCTACCAATTTTTTCGCTACATCGAATGATTCCCCATCCTCTTTAGTGTACTCTCTGGATCTATCCATAAAGTCTGCGTTTTTATTTCTTAGTATAATTTTAATTGGTAGATCTGGATTATTCTTGTCGTATTTAACCTTGACCATCGTTATGCTATCCCAATTATTAATACCCAAAATCTCCTTGTCGTCATCGGATACGAATTCATCCATCATATTAACACCACCGTCTTTATCCTTATCCTTAATGATAGTTGTGTTTCTTCTCTCCTTTCTGACTATATCGGGAGCTTGTATTTTTTCACCGCCTGCTTGTACTTTTTCAGCTCCTTCCTCACCTCCACCTTCTACTTTTGTAGGATCTTCCGTATCTATAGGATTTCTTTCAACGGTCTCGCCCTCCTTCTGTTCGACGTATCCCGCTCTAGGATCTTCTATCTGCTCAGTGCTGTTTGTTGAAACCTCTATAGGATCACCAGGCTTAGCATTATAATCATCCGGATTTATAGCAAAATTAGTAAACAATGGAAGTTTCTTCTTTTTGCCAATCTCTTTGCTTGCATAAGCTTTATTCTGTGGCTTGTCACAGACATAAATAGCTAGCATAGCTGGCTGCGTATATGCGTCCAAAACACTATCGATATTTTCTCCTCCCCCTTCAGCAGGATTTTCCTCATTCAAAATCCCAACAGAAAAACTATCAAAAGAAACCACTTTAGATTTTTCACTAACGGTTTCTTCCGTTTCTTCAGGCTCCCCTGTTTCTTCGTCATCTTTTATCTTAGCATTACCGTCACTATCTACGTCTATACCGCCATAAAATATCCTTTGAATATCATCGCTAGTAAGATTGGCAAGATCACTGTCTGTTACCAGGGTGCCAACAACGTTTATCTTGTCGCCGTCCATGTCTTCGAAATTAAATTCATAAGTTTCCGGAGCATTCGGATCAGCTTTGAATAAAACACCCTCTGATTCCTCTACCGCTTTTACTAGGGTCTCCCAATTACAGGCTCCCTGGAAATCAAATGGGACCTCAATGCTATTTCCCTCCGCATCGACATCCTGTCTAGAAACGGAACAGATTCTTCCTGAAAAATCTGGGTTGTCTATAATACCCTGCTCTAGATTGGATGAGTTAGATATAGCTATCAGTGTAAGAAGATTGTTCTTCAATTGTTCATTTAGGGATTCCGAATTTGCAGAAAGCAATATGAAAAGTGAATAACCATTCACATCGTCCATTATTTTCACCATTTCCATTACTGTTCTCGTCTCTCCCATATTCGAGACAACAAAGGATAATGCTGCTCCCCAAGCTGAATTATCAGGTTGGGACCAGCACAAAACTATAGATTCTCCGACTTTAACCATCGTTGGAGAAAATGTTAGTTTAGCATCGAAAGCCTCTAGTGCCTCATCTGGAGTAGGAGCTTGATTGTCGCTGTACCAGTTTATCATAGAGCCCACAGCATCAACGGCTAGAAGAACCCAACCAACTACAGGTATAGCTCTCGTTGCAGAAGCACCTACACCCCTCAGGAAAGCTTTACCGGCATTAAGCACTCTACCAGCAGTCTTTATTTTTGAGCTCATCTTCCAAGCCTGACTAGCGTATTTAAAACCTTTAACAGTACCTAGTCCTTCTTTAAATACAAAAGTTCCGATCTTTCCAAGTCTACCAAAAACTCCTGCTCCCTTCCTAGCATTTTTAGCTGCCTTCCCACCTCTTAGAAGATCCGCTATACTTTTAGCTGCGTTTGACCCTCCGGACTTACCTATTGCTGAAACAGCTGAGGAAAATTGCCAGGCGTTTAGAACTCTATAAAATAAAAATGGAGCTGCAACGGAGGCTGCAACTGTAAATATCCCCCAACTGGAAATTAAACCCGCTGCCCATATACTTATGGATGTTAGATCCTGTTGAAACTTAGTTACTAGATAATTAGATGAGGCCTCTTGCGGGATCTCATATGGTCCAGGGTACATTTCTTTGGCTGAAGCTAGCTTCCCTGCTCCTCCGGTTTCAGACGATTTCGATATAAATTTTACACCCTTAAGATTAAGAGCCTCTTCGTTATCGTCTTTTAAATGCAGGGTCAAGAAAAATGCTTTCTCGTCGCCACTGTTAAAATCGGAGTTTGTATCAAATGTCGTCTGTATTGCTCCTTGTTTTAGAAGCTTATTGTAGGCAAATAAAAATTTAATTTGTTGCTCTTGCGTTATCCCGGTTCCTTCAGATACGTTACTTCCGTCAGCCTCTCCCTCCTCAAATATGCTTTTTAGATCCTTATCGTACTTGAAACTGAGAGATTCTTTAATAAATTCTGCAAATGACATTACAGGATTACCGTCCTTTATTTTTTCGGTTTTCCATTTTTCGACTAATGCCTCTATTTCCTTAGAGTGTTCCGATTCGGAAGCTTTCCAAGATCTTCCGGATGTCTTAAGCCAATCATTAAAGGATTTACTATAAGCCCACCATTGATAGTCCTCTAGTTCAAAGTCAGTATAATCAGTCCCAGTTACGTCGGTTGGTACGTCTATCATAGGAAAGGGATCACCCTTCTTTAAAGTTCCATTTGGGATTATTGTAAGCATATTTTCTTAATTTTTATTTTATACTATATATTTTATCGTATGACTTCGTGATGAGGTCTATCAATTTACCTATATATCCCTCAGCTCTGAGCTTTTTGAAGACCAGATTACCAACCGAAAATTCACCTCCCTCTGCAAGAGACTCTTTTCTCATCTTTATTATTCTGGATTTTAATTTAGAAGCCATTTTATACAGAGGCTTTGGGTTATTGGGGAAAATATTAGAAATTACAAGTTTATTCTCCAGCTTGTTTATATCATAAGCTAGAGTATTGAATTTCTTATTGACCATAAATTCATCTATCTTCGGAGGTGAATATTTGGGCTTTTTTATCCACTTTTTCTTGCTAAGTGAATAAACGGTGGAAATGTAGCTTTCAGATCCTTCGTCTTGAACCGCTATCTCAACATCATGTCCTCTCATGATTATATCATGCTTGGTATTCCATGAAAATTTCAGTCCATACATTGCATAATCTATCATCTTTTCGTCGTCACCCATATCCTTGAAGTTAACTATAATATGGAGATCGAGGTCAGAGTACTGGGTCCAGTTATATCCTGTTAGTGATCCAACTAATTGAATGTCTATCACGTCCTTCTTTTTGAGAACGTCGGAACTCTCGTCTATAAAGTCGTTTGCTATATCCAGAAGCTTTTTTCCTACAAGGGGATCCAGCTTCCATTCTGGATTTTTTTCATCGCCTTCCCTTTCCCAGAATAAAGGGCAGAGTTCTTTTTTATAAAAAGGCGAATCTGTAGATTCCGATTCTTTTATGAAATTAAAATAGCTAACAACCACAGAATTTTTTTTCCTTTATATATCGGAAAAAAATAGCTAATTATAAAAAAGGCTAAACAGAGATTTTTCCCATTATTTCCATAACAGTCTCTACATCCCTTTCGCAATACTCCTTTATCTTATCAAAATCGCGATCGGCCCAAAAAACTCTAGAAACATCAGATCCCTTTATGTCCTCCTTAGGTGATTTTATACCAAGAGAACAGGCTAGCAGATCTAGACCTAAATATTTTTGTTGAATCCAATTACCAAAGGAGAAAATCTCTGCAGTGTCTATGAAAGGTATCTCCCATGGTTTCTTATCCCAGATCTGTATATTCTGAGAAGGTATTATTCCATTATAGATCATCCTTTTGCCAAGACACGAGATGTCAAATCCCTTTATATTGTGACCGCAAAGTTTCCATCCTTTGCTGTATGCGTTATTCAGTACCTTATTAGTTTTATTTAGAATATCAATCTCATCTTCGCCATAGAAAGACATAGTTCTGATAGTGCCATCTTCGTTGAAAGAACCAAAAGAAACACAAACTATTCTTGAAAATTCAGGCTCTAGTGCTGACTTCTCCTGAAATATCTTAGCATCGTCACATTCAGAGAGATCCGAATACGAGTTTCTATAGAAACTTGCCCTTTTTTCCCAAAGATCCGCTAGTCTCGGGTTGTCTTCTCTTAATTTATCTAGGCTCTGTGAGCAAGAAGCTGTTTCAACATCTAGGTAGAGAGCTTTTTCTTTTACTTCTTTAGTTATCATTTTTTCTTTTATTAAATACGAATGGTGGTAAAGATTTGAATTCTTTTAGATAATTGACGCAACAATTCTCTTTTTCAGGAGAATCTAATATAACATCAACAGAGAGTCCAAACGTTGGTATTCTCTTAGTTAATCTATTAGATGGTTTGGAATTAACAGGAAATCCATCAGGATCTTCGCTTTCTGATTCTGCGTGTATCATAACGGGATTACTTCCAAACTTCCAGGTGGAACAGCTCAAAAAAAGAGCTTCCCTTACGGTCAGATTACCATCATTAAACAGGTGATTTAGGAATCTGAAGCAAACGGGTATTTCCGATTTATAGTAACATCCAGTTATCAGATCTGTTACGGAAAACAAGCTCGGCTTATCGTCATTAACAACAGAGATCCTTTTCTGTATGTTCCTCGGGAGAAGATTGAAATTGTCAATAAATCTCGCTAGAGTTTCTTTCCTGTTACCATATGCGCTTCCTATCCTAATAAATATAGATCTTCCTCTTTGTCCCAATACATCCAATATCTTGGAGATGCCATCTAGGAGTAACGATGATTTTTCAGGTACTCCGTCTAACTGGCTGGCCAAAAAATATTCTTTCGGAACTATGAAGCAAAATCTGAACTTTGTTTTATTAGAAAGCTCGTGTATATCCGAGAGTATTCTAGAGATTCGGGGATTTTCCTCATCAAAGGCGAGAGAAGAAAAATTCTCCGGATTATCAAACTCGGTGACATCCAGGCATAAAATATTTATACCAAGTGAAGCATTATAAAGGGAAGCATCATGGACAAGATTCAAAAAGTCCAAAGACGTCTTGATCTTAACTTGAGAATTTTCCTTAATTTTTTTCGGAAGACCTATATAGCCTAAATTTGATCTATCTAAAGAAATCATCTCTTTTTTAGTATTATACAAAAGAAATGACTTAAGTTCCGTTACCCGCCTATAGTAGCAAGTCCTAGATCTGAATCGTTGTACACCGTAGGTGAATTGAAAGCTTTACCAGGAAGCTGTGCCAACTTGTATTTAGAAAGAAGATCCTGATGACCCTTGTCACCCTGATCTATAAATTCAATAGCATTTGGCTTCACCTCAATGACTTTCTCTGTTAGCTTTCCTATATTAAAGACCTGAATGAAATATCTAAATCCCTTAAAATCGGGATTTTTCTGAGCTCTTACTATTATACCAATCTTTTTGTCCTTCTTGCTCTTGGAGTTGATAGGCTGAGCTATCACCATGTCACCAATCTGGAATTCAGATCCTTTGATAGATCTGGGTACATTTGGATCAGGTCCAACCTCTATGGAGAGATCCGAGAAAGGTTTGTAGTTTATCTTTAGAATACCATTAGCTCCACCATATCCATAGGTGTCACCGAATGCTCCAGCGTCGAACTCGTTTATTGATTTAATGTGCTTCACCTAGTATGTATCTAAACTTTGATCTTTATTCTGGTATTTTAGGATATCCCTGAATTTAGAAGCAAGCTCATAATCTTCGTTCTTTATTGCCTTTTGCATTAATGACTCTATCAAGTAGACGTCACCGGCATCCTCCTCCACTGTTTCATCCTTTAGAGAGTTTATAATCAAGGCTATTCTTTGAGGTGCGTACATAACCTCCAATCTAGAGTTAACTATATTAGCTTCCTCCGGATCTGGTATGGTTCCGTCTGAATTAACCTCTTCACCGTCCTCGTTTTCAAATATCCAATCGCCATTGTCCCATTTTATAACCCAGGGACCGTAGATAATATCCGCGACGTCGCCTTCTATAACTTGTTTTAGAAGAACTTTTAGTTCACCTTTTATGTCATTTTTGGTGAGCGAGTCGCTAAAAGGCTTTCTTTTTATACCCGGAATTACAGTGCTGCCCTCACCTACTCCCATTTTAAATGCCTTGTATACTTCGAAGATAGAGTCCCAATCTAGACTTGCGACTATCTTATCTATAAGTTTTGAGTGTTCTTTTCTCATAGCAATAAATCTTAAACTATATATTTAACTACCCTCTAACACCCAACTGCGATGAAATAGAAGCCATCCAAGAATTATATCTCTCGGGATAGAATTTTTTAATTTGTTCTAGATCTTTTTTAGAAACCCCAAATTTTTCCCTAACAAAAGATTCAGATTCCTCCAAGTTTAGATTCTTATTAGAGGTGTCTTTCTTCACCTCTTTTTCTTTCTTTTTAGTTTTGGTGTAAACCCATTTAGGGGATCCTGTAAATCTAGGGCTAAGGTTGTCATGCCACCAGTCTATTACTCTATGAGGTGTTATCTTAGTTTTATTGAATTGATTGGCCTGCACAGGAAATTGGATAGACATGATCCTATTAATCATAAAAAAATTCCTGGTTTTGTCCATCTTCGATACGGCTAACCAGGAAGACTCCTTTTTGTCAAATATTTTTTTTACTACATCAAATAATTCCATATCTATAGATTAGCAAAGGGGTCAAAATTAGATGGACTGTAATTTGGGGCTATCCAATTTGTACCTTCTAGTATCTTTATTCTGTCTAGAGTTATAGATCTCTTCTCTAGAGAAATTCCTCTCTCTATTTCAGATCTAATATCCACACACAAGTCCTGTGGCAAAACAGATTCATCAAGCCACATCAGCCTATAATTCCTCTTTATGTTGCTTGTGACCTTTTCACGATTTTCTTTAGAATCGACATCCTTCATCATCCTCAATATAAATCCAGATGCCCAATTTAAAAATTCACTATTCTCTAATAGCTCCTTTCCTTTTAAAGATCTCCAGTCCTCAGAGGATCTCATAGCCTCTATCAACGATTCGCTCTTCTTCGCAGTGAATCCCATTACTTTAGATTGGTTTCTGATTTCCCAAACAGAGGGAACTGCATCACCCTTATCTCCAACGAACATCTTATTGAGTACAAAAAATTCGCTATCAACCTCGTTTATCTCGCATTTGGACATTAGATTTTTTAGCTTATCTTTATCGGGAGATAGGATAGATCCCATATCAAAAACACTAGCCTCTTCCTCCTTCTCTAACCAATTTGATCTCCAACCTATAGGGGATGTTAATATGTTTTTCTTGTTATTGCTGTTCCAAACTATTGTCCAATTTGGTCCGTGAAATCTGGCTAACTGGTGCAAGTCCTTGTCACCCGATACGATTATGCAATCCTCCTTGTTGTCATTAAAATGTTTAGACCAGGCATATAGCATATCATCACCCTCTGCTCCCTGAACCTTGGAATATATGAATCCCATCTTCTCCAGCTGTCTGCCGAAAGAATCAAGCAATTCAAAAAATATACTCCAGTCCACATTTTCATCCTTTACTCTATTCGATTTATATCCTCCGTTTTCGATCTCAACATCTCTTCTCCAACTTTTAGTATCGGAAGTAAATATGAGATTTCCACCCGATGGTAAATTGTTTAAAGAAGAGCATAGATCAGTAGCAACCTTTCTTATAAACATCGCCTGATCTGACTTTTTAGAGAAAACTTTCCCGGGATCTACGTTTCCATAACCAGCAAAAATTCCAAAAGTCTTATGGAAAATGTAATTTCCGTCTACACAAATATTAATCATTCTGTTCTACTTTTTTTATTCCTAATACTTCTTCAGGGATCATTCTAAAATTATGATCATCTATTCTTAGATCGTAATCAGAGAAACCCATAAAATCTATTTCGTCCGCTTTTATTCTTCTTTCAACGTGATCAGCATCTCTTCTTCCTAGCATTCTCTCCCTTCTAATTTGCTCGGGTACGTCTATATAGACAATCGTGGATTCTTCTCTGTCCCTCTTGTTAAGTTGCGATATTCCAGAGGGAGTCATTATGAATAGATCGGACTTGTGAAATTCCTCTTTACTAGTTCCATAAATCCAAGTATTGAAGGATGTGTGTTCTAGAAAAAGATCCTCCAATATCATACGATAAGCTTCAACCTCATCTATGAAATAATAATCTATTCCATCCTCCTCATCTGATCTTTTTGGCCTAGTGGTATGTGAAACGCAATAATTAAATCCAGACTCGACCATCATTTTTCTAAGATGATCTTTACCTGAAGCTCCCATGCCAACCAATATAACTCTCTTTTTATTCATCTTCACCCTCCTCTTCATCTTGTCCGCTTTCTATCTTATCGAATTTGTCAAGAGCTCTTTGATAATCCAAATACGTCCAAGCCCATTTTCCAAAGTCCTCGTCACTTGGAAATTTTTCCTTCTCCGGTAGTTCAACGCCAAATACTATTTTAGCCTTACCTATCTTTATCTTGAAAACCTCAAAAGCTTTGAAATTTCCATTCTCCTCGTCTATAAGGGTTTGTGTGTACATAGCAGCTTTGTCTCCCCTTTTTAATTGCTTATAAACAAAGCCATTTCTATTAATTACTTCTGCTAATTCTTTCATGCGTGTATTAATTTTTGGATTTGGAAAAATAATGAAAGCAAAGAAACCATCGGGTCTATCACTTGTAGCCTTTGAGCCTGGTGATCTGCAACCAAAACTATAACACTAGGTATTATTTTGGAGTGGGACTTCTTATTCTTGATGATCCATTGAATAAATTCATCTCCAAGAGCACTCATTATGTCATCGGTCTTTCCGTTATACTCACCCACCAATATCTGATAATTGCTTACGGGATCTTGTGATTCGAAAATTAAATTGTAAAGCGATTCGTAACTCCACCCGATCTCTTTTACCTTGGATATATCAACTTTCTTAGTTCCCTCAAGCATCCATGTTTGAATCTTATTGAGCGAGGATCTAAGATCAGGATAAAAATTTCTCTCGAATTCAAGAAGTGAATCCTCATCTATTTCAATCGAAGCCCTGCTCAAGATGAGATGTATTCTCTTTCTCCATTCCTGTTTAACCTCTGCCTCCTCGTCGGAAGAAACAGGATCAAAATCGATAACTTCGAATCTGCTCTGAATAGCATCAGGAACCTTATTGATCCAATTGCAAGTAGCTATAAATCTGGTATTACCTGCAAACTTCTCGATCGTTCCCCTTAATGCCTTATAGAACTGATCCGATGCACCGTCAAACTCATCCAAAACAACTACTTTCTTAGAGGAGATACCGTCCATAATGGATAGCGTCGAACAAAAGTCATTTATCTTGGTACGTATGGTTTCAACAGAGCTTTCGTCAGAAACATTAATAAAAAGGTGCGGATGAGGAGCAGACAATATTTTGGCTAGAGTTGTCTTACCGCTTCCTGGACTTCCTGAAAGAAGAACGTTGTGGTTTAATCCCTTCTCATCGAATATTTTTCTTATTCTTTGAGGGAGTATCATGTGTCTTAGTTCTTTGGGTCTAAGTTTCTCTGTTAAAAGCTCTTGTATCATAGATATTCTATCGAAAAAAATGGAACTGTTTCTTAAAATTTAGAGGATAAATCATCTGCTTCTAACTTATCGTGTCTAACCTCTACGAATCTAGGTAAAAACAATGATCTATTATGGAATTTATCTGTTATCGTAACGTTGTATTGGATAGCGCAGATTTTACCGGTTAGAGAATCAGGATTAACGCTAAGCTCCTTTAAATCGGAATCAGTAAACCCAGACCCTATCTTTACGTGTAGAGTTTTGGAAAGATCCGTGCATATTAGACCTCCGATAAATCCTTCACGCTTACCCTCTCCTGGATACCATCCGGTGATAACAAGATCACATTCATTTACCTCCTTAAACTTAATCCAATTTTTGGATCTTTTACATTCGTAGAGATGATCATTCTTACAAATTACTCCCTCCCCTCCCGCATCAACTATCTTTTTGTAGATTGAAGCGATCTGAGAAGGATCGTCCAGCTCCCACATCGTGGCTAATTTCACAGGCTCGTCATCAGAGACATCCGCTAGAACACCACATAAAGTATCTCTTCTGACTGTATATGGTAAAACACCAATGCCGTTTTCGAGTGTACTGTACTCGTCTAGGTCAAATACGTTAAAAATTATATTGTCGCCGATGTTATCAGGTGCAGTGCCTTTTAAGATCTGTGTAACCTTCCCGCTAACTGATTTTCTATCCAGGTCAGTCAATTCACCATCGAAAAACCAAGATCCTTTTAATCCGGAAGAATTCATTATTTTTTTCAAAGAAAATGTTATCTTATGTAATTTATCAGAATCTAGCTCGTTGAAGGCTCTTGTAAAATATGAGAACTCCCCATTTTTATAGATTGCTATAACCCTCACGCCGTCATATTTTTCTTCACAGTATATTTTTCCCCATCCTTCTAGTGAGGCCTGGTCATCCGTTGCTAACATGACTGATGGATCCGGTACTACTTCCTTACCTAGAGCTTTATTTATAAGTTTTGCACCGATGCCAACGTTCATTCTTTTAGTAAGGACCTTCATTAAGATCCTACGAAGTTCAAGATCATCTTGATCATTGGTGATCCTGGTATTAATCATTTGATTAGCATCTAATCTCAAAGAATTATTAGCGGCAGGAGCAATCTTTAATTTCTCTACAAGTTCCTTAAAATTGTCAGGTCCAAAGGAATCTGTGGGATCGTCGGCTATATTTAGCTTATGCAACTTTGTGGTTACAAAAGGATTGAAGCAAACATCAAAAACATAAGCTAAATCGTCATTCCAATTCTCTTTAATTATCTCCTGCTTTCTTTTCTGCGATCCCTCTCCTGTGAGTTCCTCCAGCTGTTTTAGTATTCTAAGTTCGTTTATCATATTTTTTATTTTTATATTCTGCAATAATAATAAATAACCCCGCAGAAAAAAAGACATTTCTTATGAAATGTCTTTGTAAAATTTAGATTCTTTTTATAATGTTACTTGTTCCGCTTCTTCACCGCCTCCCTCTTCTCCTCCTCCTTCGGCTGGTGCTGCTTCTCCTTCAGCTGCCCCTTCGGTTCCGCCCTCGCCTTTCTTCTTTTCCGCTTCTTTAGCCTCTTTCTCTTTATAGGACTGATTTGTCTCTATCTGGTCTGGGGTTAGCCTTAAAAATCTCTGTATCAGAAAGTCCTTATCGAAATATGGCTGCTCTTCTTCACCTACCTTGACCTTCATTTCTGCAAGCGCTTTTACAAAATCCCCCCTTTTAACAAGATTAGCTAATTCTACAAGATCATTAAATTCGCTTTCTCTTACAAATTTAAGTCCCAGATTTGTTTTAAAGCTTCTATCTTTTATGAGGTCTGGATAATCTAGACACATCTGGATATAAAGAGGCTTAACTAATATCTCCTGGTATATCGATCTTAATCTAGCTAAGAATTTTTCAAATCTAATCTCGTCTCTCTCTAGAGCATCGATGCTTACCTGGTTGTTTGCAGGGGTACCCCCTCTATAAACAAATCTTGCGTATGGTATCTTAGAATCTTGCTTTAACTTGTTAAAGAAATAAAGAACATTGTCCATTATATTAAAATCAGGACCCGCTGCATTAAGGGTCTCGATAGTTGGAGAAACCCCATCTTTTTCAGGAAACAGATAATTCTTATAGAACTGTATTTTCGGTCTACCGTTTATAGTCAATTCTCCGGAATTATCGTTGATAGCTATTTCCTCCTTATGGTAAGACATGATCTGCCCTAGTGTTTGCATGGCTTTCTGCGGAGATTGCGTACCGATTGGAATTATGAATTTCAATCTATACGAAGCATTCATAACGTTCCATATAATCCTGCTATTCTCCATGATCTTCAGAATATTATAGGACCTAACTAATCTTTCAACGTAGCTAACTCTAGATATAGTATTCCCCTTAGCGTAGGAGATATAGATGACCTGTTCATTCTTAAGTTTTCTGGTCATCTGAGGATTCTTAGGATACTGAACCCACACTTGCTGAAAATCACCTTCTCCGACTTTTTCGACCATTGGCTGGAGTGATGTAGCATCTAATTCCTTAAATCCTATAATCTCCTTACCTCTACTATCATATATTATTTCGTAAGCTAAAAAGCCATCTATTAACAGTTGTCTAAAGATTTGCCAAGCCAATATACTCTCCTGAAAATTAAAAAGGTGATATATCCTATAGAAATTTTCCATAAGCTTATCCTTGACTTTGTCAGATATGTCTAGGTTTTTTATCTCCGGATAAGCAAAATAATTCTTATCGTCGTAAACAACAGACTCGTCAGTTACGGTATCTAGAATAAATTCAATTTCACCATTAAGTGAGAATTTCCTTAGGAAATTTCTTTTATCTACATAATCTCTATCAAAATAAGCTATATACTTTCTAACCTTAGTATCTGCGTGTGAGACAGTCCAGTAAAAAGCATCATCCTCTGTAAATCCAGTTCCTTCCTGATTCCAGAACTGGGATTCAGTTTTTCCAATGGCTTGAGAGTTTCTCACAACCATATCCTCATACTTCATCCCAAATCTACTAAGCTGTGAAAGACTTCTTAGTATTGTACCGAAAGCACTGTTAGGTTGTATTGGATCTATAAATCCCGCCATTTCTTAATCTTTTATAATGTAATTTCTGGTTCTTTCTCCTCCTTGCCTCCACCTTCTTTCTCAGCTTTCTCTTTTTCTTTCTGCTTCCTTTCCTTTGCTACTTTATTAGCTTTAATATCACTAGGGGTTAATCCTAGAAAATTTTCTATTAAATAAACTGGAGAAAAGTAGGGTTTATCCTCGTCACCAACTATA